CCTTGAATAAAAACTTCGAAGTATTAGGAAAAACTATTATTCGCGATGATGTTTCATTGAATCAACGTCTGTTTGTTGGTGGCGATGTATCTTTGAATCTTCGTTTATTTGTTGGTGGCGATGTTTCTATGAATCAACGTCTCTATGTAAGTGGTGATGTATCCATGAATTCACGTTTATCTGTACTAAGTGATGTTTCCTTGAATAAAAACTTCGAAGTATTAGGAAAAACTATTATTCGCGATGATGTTTCATTGAATCAACGTCTGTTTGTTGGTGGCGATGTATCTTTGAATCTTCGTTTATTTGTTGGTGGCGATGTTTCATTGAATCAACGTCTCTATGTAAGTGGCGATGTATCCATGAATTCACGTTTATCTGTACTAAGTGATGTATCATTCAATAAAAACTTCGAAGTATTAGGAAAAACTATAATTCGAGATGATGTTTCATTGAATCAACGTCTGTTTGTTGGTGGCGATGTATCTTTGAATCTTCGTTTATTTGTTGGAGGAGATGTTTCTATGAATCAACGTCTCTATGTAAGTGGTGATGTATCGATGAATTCGCGTTTATCTGTACTAAGTGATGTTTCTCTGAATAAAAACTTCGAAGTATTAGGAAAAACTATTATGCGTGATGATGTTTCAATGAATCAACGTCTCTTTGTTGGTGGTGATGCATCTTTGAATCTTCGTTTATTTGTTGGCGGTGATGTTTCATTGAATCAACGTCTCTATGTAAGTGGTGATGTATCCATGAATTCGCGTTTATCTGTACTAAGTGATGTTTCCCTTAATAAAAACCTCGAAGTATTAGGAAAAACTATTATTCGCGATGATGTTTCATTGAATCAACGTCTGTTTGTTGGTGGTGATGTATCTTTGAATCTTCGTTTGTTTGTTGGTGGCGATGTTTCATTGAACCAACGTCTCTATGTAAGTGGTGATGTATCTATGAATTCACGCTTATCTGTACTAAGTGATGTATCATTCAATAAAAACTTCGAAGTATTAGGAAAAACTATTATTCGCGATGATGTTTCATTGAATCAACGTCTGTTTGTTGGTGGTGATGCATCCTTTAATCTACGTTTGTTTGTTGGTGGCGATGTTTCATTGAACCAACGTCTCTATGTAAGTGGTGATGTATCTATGAATTCACGCTTATCTGTACTAAGTGATGTTTCCTTGAATAAAAACCTCGAAGTATTAGGAAAAACTATTATTAGAGATGACGTTTCATTGAATCAACGTCTCTTTGTTGGTGGTGATGCATCCTTTAATCTACGTTTGTTTGTTGGTGGCGATGTTTCATTGAACCAACGTCTCTATGTAAGTGGTGATGTATCTATGAATTCACGCTTATCTGTACTAAGTGATGTTTCATTCAATCGAAACCTCGATGTCTCTGGATCAACTATACAATATGGTGATGTTTCTATGAATTCCCGCTTATCCGTACTTAGTGATGTATCCTTTAATAAAAATTTCCAAGTTTTTGGAACATCGATATTAAATAAAGATGTTTCAATGAATTCCAGATTATTTGTTGGTAATGATTTGACTATTTATGGTAGACTCAATGTTCAAAATTATACAAATAATAATATAATAAATACTACTACTACTAATTATTCACTTATTATTGCAGAAGATCTTTCACTTAATAATAGATTATTTGTAGGACAAGATGTTTCTATGAGTATACGATTGTTTGTTGGTGGTGATGTATCATTGAATCAACGTCTCTATGTAAGTGGTGATGTCTCCATAAATTCACGTTTATCTGTACTAAGTGATGTTTCTCTTAATAAAAATTTCGAAGTATTAGGAAAAACTACTATACGTGATGATGTTTCATTGAATCAGCGATTGTTTGTAGCAAGTGATGTTTCTTTGAATAAAAAATTAGGTGTATTAGGTACAACTCTATTAAATAGTGATGTATTTATGAATTCTAGATTATATGTTATTGATAATGTATTTTTGAGCAATAAATTATATGTAAATGACGATGTATCATTCAATAATAGATTGAATATAAATGGTGATGTATCTATGAATTCCAGACTCTTTATTAGTAATGATGTTTCATTGAACTCAAGAATATATGTAAAAGGAGATGCTTTTATGAATAATCGTTTATTTACTGATAATATTAATTTATCATTGTCAAATAATATATTTACATTGAATGCACTTACTGGTAATCCAAGATTTTCAAATAACCCAACTCTCGGATATTCTGGTGGTGGTGGTTTTGATACGAATGTTCCAAATTTTAATATATTCTTTTCTCCATTTAATAGTAACATTAATATAGAAAATAATTTAGATTTATTCATTGATAATCCTAGAAATAATCTCATCTTAGGACAGTATATTCCAGGATCAGCATTATATAATTTATATACTAGTGAAAATACTACAATAACAAGTACATATAATAATTTTACTAATAATTTGGCTATTTCTTCTTATGCGTTATCTAACATTACAAATACATATGATTCGACTAATAATGTAGCTATTGGATCTAATTCATTAAATTATTTATCAGCTGGACATTGTAATACAGCAATAGGTTCAGGGTCTATGGTTAATCTTGGTATAAATACATGGAGTTCTCAAGGTTCTACTTTTAGTTCTATAACAATACCAAGAAGTTATGGTCAAAATTATCTACCATCTGCAAGTACAGATAATAATACATCCAATTTCAATACAGCAATCGGATATTTCAGTATGTCTAGTAGTAATATTTATAGTTCCAGTAATAAAAATACTGTTTTAGGTGCATTAGCATTTTCTGATACATTTGATTCGTTATCTACATCTCCTGTATCTCAACGTGTGTATACACAAAATACTTTTATTGGTTATAATGCACAACCTATGTCTGGTATTTATACTAATCAACTAGTATTGGGTACATCTACTGAAACTACTTATATTCCCGGTAAATTTTCTGTTATTTCAGACACGTCTTTAAATGGAAGAGTTAATATTTTCGGAGATGTTTCTTTGAACGGCCGTTTATTTTTGAAAAGTAGTTCATTATCTGATAATTCTATTCCAACCAGTGCTATTTCCGGATTATCAACCGTTATAACTTCACTTGTTAAAGGTGAGATTGCAAGTTCTAGTACAGGTTCTAGTGCAAATTCGAGTGTTATGACAAGTATTGTTCCATTAGATAGTGAATATAATTTTTTAACTAATTTCATTCAAAAAAATAATACACATTATAATTGGATGGATATAGCAATGTCATTTACTGGTGAATATCAAGTTGCTATAGAAATTTACGGAAATATTTATTATTCTAATAATTTTGGAGAAACATGGAACAAATCAACTGTATCTAATTCATATTCTGCATTAGGTATAAGTTCTTTTAATTGGACTGCTGTTGCTATGTCTTATACCGGTCAATACCAAATTGCATCTGCAGTATTACCAAATGGTGTTACTTCTACACCTACTGATCCTACTAGTTGTATTTTCTCATCTAGTAATTACGGTATTAGTTGGTCGTTAACATTCAAAAATACTCTATCATATACTGCATATATAAATGCATTAGCCATATCTTCAGATGGTCTATATCAATATGCTAGTGTTTATAACGATAAATTTTTATATAGTGATACATATGGATCTTCTTGGGCTGCACCTAATGCTATAAATGTTTCCAATAATGCATCAGTAGGTAGTGGAAATTGGCAAGCAATTGCGACATCGTCTAATGGACAATATGTATGTATAGGTGGATATCAAACATCTATTTATGTATCTAATAATTATGGAGCAACTGTAAAAACTGCTTATCAAAATGCTTTACCTATAAATTCTATTTCAATGTCTTATTCAGGACAGTATATGATTGTATCAACTGGAAGTTTTAATACTACTACAGCTATAAGCAAATACACACCAGGTGGTTCAAGTTCAAAAACAAATGGAACTTTGTATTTTTCATCTAATTATGGAAATTCATTTTATTCAGTATCTAATGCTACTTTTGCTTCATGGATAGTCGTGAGAATATCAGGTAATGGGCAATATATAGTAGCAGTTACACAATCTGATTCTACAGGTTCTCCTGGTAATCCTGGTAGTATTTGGTATTCTTATAATTTTGGTCTTACATGGAATAAAAATAATACATATTCTAATTATTGGACAGGTATTTCTATTTCAGCAACTGGTCAATATTTATCATTAATATCACCTAATAAAAATATTTATACATCTATTACGCCGTTTTATAATGAATCTTTTTCTGGTACGTTATCTACTAATAATATGAATATTTCTGGATTATTGAATATTACAGGTACTTCTGCTCCTATTCAATTAAATGATGATTCGATTCTGACTACTGCAGAATTATCACTCGACTATTATAATGGCTTTGGAAAAGTTTGGGATGTAAATTCACCTGCTGGTAGCTATAATAATTTATCCATCTCATTAACCGGGCAATATCAAACAGCGGTTTCTAATACTAATATTTATGTTAGTAATAATTATGGTATTAATTGGATTGCTACTAGTTATGGATCTTTGAGTTCCTATGGTTGGCATTCTGTATATGTTTCTGGAAATGGAAAATATCAATATGCTGTCCCTAATTATTCAGAAACTTATGCTCAAAGTGGATACATATATTTTTCTAATAATTTTGGTAGTAATTGGATACCATGTTATAATACAATATCTACTAATAAATGGAGTTCTATTTCATGTTCTTCCTCTGGACAATACGTAATAGTGGGTTCTAAAAATAATAGTTTATATTTATCTACATCTTATGGTAATATTAATAATTGGAATTATATTGGTAATAATGACATAAGTCTTGCTTCTAATAAATATTGGCAATCTGTTTGTATTTCATCTTCTGGACAATATATATATGCTGCTGCAATTAGTAGTAATTCAGATAGTCTGAATGGAGAAAATATTTATTATTCAAATGATTTTGGTAGTAATTGGAATCAAACTATTGTTACTAGTACTAATACTAATGGTGGTAAATATTGGCAACAAATATGTTGTTCTGCTAATGGTGAGTATGTTTATGCATGTGCAAGTAGTAATTTCAATTCCTATTCACAAATAATAAATGATACGGTTTATAAATCCACTAATTATGGTGTTAAATTTACTCAAACTACACTTACTAGACAGGCTTGGCAATATGTTAGTTGTTCATCTTCAGGTAAATATTTATTAGCAGTATCTTTAACATATAATAACGTTGGATCGACAATATATAGTAATGGTTCAGTATATAAATCTATTGACTATGGTGAAAATTGGTCATCAATTACGTTATCCGATGTGTTTAATGGTTGCGCAATTTCGTCTAATTGTCAATATCTTGCTATTTGTTCTTCATCATCTATATATACTTCTAGTATACCTTATCCATATTTCAGTATATCAGATCATTTATTAGTAGGAGGTGATGTATCTATGAATTCTAGATTATCTATTGGTAGCGATGTTTCTATTTATGGTAGACTGAGTGTTAATAGTTATAGTGCTAATACTATCATGACTACTTCTACAACAAATTATACTATGATAATTGCTGAAGACTTATCAATTAATGGAGTAATAAACGTCAAACAAACTCAATATCGTGATGCTACAATGTCATTATTAAACACATCCAATAAATCTGCTATAAAAATAAGAGGTGACGCAGACATAAACGATTCTCTTTGTATAGGTTTATGGGGGGATACTGGTGGTAATAATTCATCTGGTTATATTCAAACAATAATTGATAGTCCAGGTGCGCCTCAAGGATATCCTTTATTATTGAATCCAAATAGTGGTAATGTTGGTATTGGTAATACGGCTCCTACATTCAAATTGGATGTGACAGGCACAATACGTGCAACCGGACAAATTACTGGAGCATCTTTCAATGCTACATCAGACCAACGTATCAAAACAAATATCAACGACATAACTGGTAAATTCGCATTGGATACATTAAGAAATATAAATCCAGTTAGTTATCAGTTTATCGATGATTCGAAACAAAAATCTTCTATTGGTTTCATTGCTCAACAAATTCAAAAAAGTCTTGAAAATTCGGTTTTAAAACAAACTAACTATATTCCAAATATTTATGAAAATATTGATATTGATGGTAAAACCATAACATTAAATAATAAATTCACATCCGATATTTCATTATGTGACTATCCAGTAAAATTAAAATTCAAAGACTTTTCTAATAATACTATTTTGTATGGCACTATTGATAAAATCATTGATTCAAAGACGCTTGTATTAACGAAGCAACTCGATACATCATTGAATAGCTTGTTTTTATATGGTCAAGAAGTAAATGATTTCTTAAGTATTAACTATGATTCTATATTTACGGTTGTAACTGGTGCAGTGAAACAACTCGATACAGAGCTTCAAGAAACAAAACAAATAGTAAAAGACCAAGCCGATACTATCAAAGAATTACGATCTGAATTGAGCGAATTGAAAACACAAATGTCAAACATAATTAGATATTTGAATAATAAATAATTTGTAAAATAATAATATTCATAAACAAAATATTATTATTTTGGTTTATATAGATCGATTTGTAACAAAATATTGTTTTGTTATAAAATAACCTATATATGCAGTCATCCCACCTACCAAACTACCGATAGCTAATTGTTCTTTTGAATGGTATCGATAATACCACCGTTGATATAAAGTCATAAATACTATAAAAATTTCGATCAATAATAAAAAAACGGATTTATTTACCAAATACAAATAAACCAAAGAAAAAACTACTGATTGTGCATGATATGAGGGCATTCCGTATTTATGTATTTCTGTATATTTTTCATTTATTGTATTATTGGTTGGTCTAGGTTCTTTTATTGATATTTTCAATAAATTATTTATAAAAGTATTTATTATATAAAAAACTAAATATCCATATATATATTTTTGTTTCCATAAATTTATAATACTAATTGAAAACAATAGCAATGGTCCAGATAATCCAATTATATCTATAATATTAGGATTTATAGATGATATATTCAATATTTTATCAAACATATACTATATATATATTTATTTTGTTGGTTTCAATTTATTCAATGATTCAACGACCAATGAAAATGACCAATTTGCATTATTTAAATCTACTTTATTTCCACGATCACTCAATAAAGATATAGCCAATTTACGAATATTAACTGGACCGAAATAACTTCTTCCTTGATTTTGTAAAGTACCTCCAAATTCCATGTATGAAGCACCGTTTTGTAAACCAGCTACTTTCATTGGTAATATTGCTATTACATCTTTCGCAGATGGACTATTACCATAACTTTTCGAACTTATAGATGAACCAGTAGTTTCTATACTATATTGACTATTACCTATTTCAGTTAATGCATAAATCTGATTTGCAGTTAATTTTTTATTATTAGTAGATACTGATGTGTTATATGTTAATTCACCATTTACTGGATCACATGTTCTATTACTTGGATTTGCATATGAAGGTAATCTTATTGAAGTTTCTTTATTCGCAATCGTTACTAATCCATCATTCAAATGATTCTGATTATAATCATCCAAACATAATAAAAAATAATTATATAAATTTGTACATACACCAGTATCACCTATTATTGTTATTACATCATTAATAATTTCAAAATCAGTTAATTCATATATCGTATAATTTCTGAATCCTAATATCCATCCTAATGTCGAATCCCATGTTGTATTCTGTACACTTGATGAACCTAAGTTACATCTTACAAAACTATATTCATCATAAAATACTAAATTATAATCCGCTATTGTGTATATTCGGTTTACATTCATGCGTATTTTTAAATATTGAAAATTACCAATATAATATGTTGAAATTTTAGAACCTTTAAAATAAGTACTTTTATCAAATTGCGTATTTATTATATTAATTAATTCTTTTACTGTAATTGCTAATGTATTATTTGTTTTATCTTTCAATATATCTATTACTAAGTTATTTGATCCAGTTGAACTTACTATACCATTTTCATATGCAATAAAATTTATTTTATCGTTTATATTTTTTTGTATATTTAAATATCTATATATAAGTGGGGTTATTCCTTTTATTCTTATTGCATTCATACTGTCTATATATAATATTTCACTACCTGAATCATTTATTATTTTAGTTGTATTTGGATTTGAAAATGCTTGACTAAAATTATAATATTTATTGTATAAAAGTGTATCAATGAATAAATAATTACGCCATGATTCATTCGTAGTGTTTGTATCAATAAAATTTATACTATAATTTTTAGATACTAATTTTTTTGCTATTTTTATAGTTAAAGATACTTGATATCCTATATCTGTTAATATATGGGATAAATTAGATCCAGCAAATATCGTTCTTCCTGATTTGGGATCTATATAACTACTAAAAATATTATTTACATCATTTTCAAAAAAAATATAATCTGTGTATGTTTTTGTTTCAGAAAATTTTAATATATATCTAACATCTCCTTGATTACCGCTGGTTGTTTCAGTTTTAGGATATATCTCTGTTAATATCATATCATTTGTAACATGTATACTACCAAAATTTATAAAAGTTGTATAAGTACGTGTCAAATCTGTTAATATTTTACTTCCGTTATTATTTAATTGTATATTGATTGTATTAAATATTGAATTTGTTAAATCCATATTATAAGTATTTTCATTAAATGTTTTTTCAATATCTAAATAAAAATTGAAATAACCATTATCGTCTATATATGCTTTACTTCCAATTGGTGAATTACTATTTAAACTTCCATTATATATAATATCAGCATTTCTTATTCCATTATTTATTACATCAATATAAGATAACTCTGTTTCATACGGTATGAAACTATAATTATCTATTTTACTTATATTTGGTAGAATAATTATTGTAATATCATTTACTGGTATATCAAATCCTGGTTCTACACACTTTAATTGTATTTTCACACTATTATCAATTATAAAAGTTTGTGGTTCTTTTACTATCGGATATTCAGCATAAATTGTGTTTAATTCATTAATTTTTTTTTCAAATCTAAAACATGAGTTATCACCTCTCCATATAAAATATGGTGATCTTTCTAATACTTCATTTGGAAATTCTATTACCATTTTAGAATCATTTAAATTTAGTGTAGTAAAACGATTTGGTTTTATTTTCAATTCAAAATAAGATTTATTTGGCATATTGACATAAATACTACTATCAATATCAGGTGGTATATTGATATTTGGTGGACTCATATTATTAGATGGATCTACATTGATTCTTTTTATTGAAGAACCTACATTATAAGTATTATCTAAATATTTACAATTATATATTGAATTACTAATATCATTTACTAGTTTATTTCTACTATAAAAACCAGGTATTGGTAAATTAAAATAAACATTGAAATCAGTATCTATAATAGAATTACTATTATATTCATCTACACCAATGTATTTAATTATTTTGAAATAATTATTATTACTATCTATATAAAATATATTACTATCATCATTATTCAAAGGATCATTAATCAATGGTAAACTATATTTTGATTTTATAGAATTAGTATTATAATTTCTTGTTTCAAATCCAAAAAAAGATGGGATACTATCATTTCTTAAAATGTCATTTCGATAAGGACTTGTAAAATAAGGAAAATTCATATAATAACCATTTTCATTATAAATATTTTTTATATCGAGTGTTAATGTTGATAAAGATGTATTTGAATTATAATCTATATTTGTTATTCCAAAACTAATATCTGTGTAAATATCTCTAGCATTTATTATTGATTCTTGTACCGTTTTAGATAATTCATTCGGAGTATAATTTCCTGGATTTATTGAAAAAGATATATCATGTATACCACTGTTTATTCCATCTGTGTTTCCTTTTAAAAAAAAAAAATTACATCCATAACTTTTCGATATTGTATACCATGTATATGGTATTTGAAATGAATATAATTTCATTGATACTACATCTCTTAATGGTTCTGATAATTCACATGAAAAATCAGTAGTTAATGAAGTTTTATCATCTCTATATTGACTATCTATACTTATTATTCTACTTGTGGTTTGTTTTAATAATGGATTTAATGGATCTTTTGTATATTCTAGATTTGTAGTGAAAACCACATTTTCATTTCTGTTCTCATTCGCCACTGGTTTACTAGGGGTTACTGTATTACCAGATGATGCTGTATTTCCGTTTGGTGATTTATAATCATTCGATATATAATTTATATTTGCTTCGTCTGAATATAATGTCTTTATATTTTCAAAACCTTCTGTTGTATCGTCTTGGTTTGTATATTGTTCTTCGAATCCTTCTTGATATTCATCTGTATCAAAAAAATGATTATATGTATCTTCAAAAAATTTTGATATTTTCATAGCTGATTCTGTTCCTATATTTTGATATTTTTGAATAAAAAATATTATTTTAGCTTCTAATTCTCTATCCGATGGATTTAATAGATCTAATATTTCATATAATTCTTCGTCAGTGTAATCATTTATATTATATAATTCTTCTTCAAATTTTTGTTTTGAATTCATTTATATAATTGATATACAAATCATTTATATAATTTTATTTATGTTTGATTATTTTGATTATTTGTTTTTGATAATCGTATTTTAAACATTTCACTTATAAATTTAACTAAATCAATTCGTTTACTACATCTATAAAGCATGTCAATTGGAAACGATTTTAATCCTTGTCCACGTTTCATATGACGATTTCCTGTAAAACATAAAATATCGAATATTTTCATTACTTGTTCCTCTTGTTCTGTCATATCTTCACGGTCTATTCGTGTTTTACCAGTATAAACAAAACGATTATAATTTCCTTCTTCATATACACTATATTGATTTATGGCTGCATGATTTCTGACTAATCCTATTCCCATTATTTTATTTGTATCATTATTCATTTCTAAAATAAACATTACTGATTCGGGTGGTATTGCTTGTGATACTTGTGATGGAGAACAATATATACACCCTAATTTTGGATGAGTTGTTCTATATTGTACATTTTCATTCCATGTACTATTATTAAAACGGGTTGTCAATAAAAAGTTCCGTAATTGTTTTCGATATTCTCGTAAAAATATTTGATGGATACTTTGTTCCGTTGGAATCATTGTAATTATGATTGTTTTTATTTATAAAAAACGGTTTCAATTTTTTGATTTTATAATAAATTATTGTTTATTAGAAATTCTTTCATAAAAAATGGTTCAGTAATATGTACATTTTTATCACTATATTCTCTTATTAAAAACCCTTTATTATCACTATATTTATCATATATATCCATAAAAATATAATTATATTTTATACATAATTCTTTTATTTTCAAATTGAAATATATTACATAATTTTTTCTATCTTCATTAGATCCTTTCCATGGTATTTCATTTGTATTTTTTATCATTACTTTTGTTTCTATTTCTTCTTTTGTATGAATTAAATAAACATCAGATGGTGGAACAACATTATAAACAACCGTTTTAATATTTTTATATTGGCTTATATTTTCTTTTATTGCTTCAAAATAATTTTCTACAATATTATCTATAATTTCTTGATAAGTTTTATTTTCATTTACATGTTTATAAATATGAGCCCGACAATCTATTTCACCAAAACAAAATATTATTGTGTCATTATCGTTTACTCCATGATCTTTTATATTTAATGCATCTATTTTTTTGTTTCCAAATGTATAACATAATAAAGGACCAACCCAATGTATATTTATATTTTCAATGTCCTTGAAACCAAAACTAGAATGACTATCACCAAAAGTATGTAAAACCATATATATATTATAGATAAGGTTTATATTTTATTTTTGAAAAATGTAAATTTGTTCATATAAATTAATAAATTTTTTATTAATAAAGGTAGGATCATCTGTATTAGGATGTTTTATTTTTATAAAATTTTGTGTTATCAAATATTTTTCCATATTTTCACTTGTATTATGATAACAATTATCATAATCTTCACATTCTGGTTCTGCTGTTATAAATACAACTTTTTCCATTAAATAATCACCAGCGGATTTTATTATATCTAAATCAGCACCTTGTGCATCTATTTTTATAAAATCAACATAATTAAATCTATCCCAAGGAAATAGATCGAAAAATTGTTTTAATGAATATACTGGAATAGTTGTTACATTTTTTATAGGTCCTAATCTTTTAATATTAATTGGCTTATATAAACTAGATGTACCTCCATCATTAAACATACTATAAAATTCCATAGTTGTTTCTTCTGAAACGTTTGATAAAGCAACTGGTACTATTTTATAAGAATTATTATTGTTTTTTATATCTTCTTCAATGTATTTCATATTATTCATAGAACTAATAATACTATCTATATTTGGATCAAACATAAATACAAATAAATTCTTATCGTTTCTCAACCAATTTTGTGACTGTACATTATTTAAACCCAATCCGATATCTATCTTGACATGTGTTATATTTTGAGGTATATTGATATTTTGAAAATATTTTTCCATTTTTATACTATATTTTTATAGATATATTTATATAGATATAAGTTTATATAATAATATATATGAAAATACTTCTTATTAATTATGGGATGCATCATAAAAATTTGAATTCAATAAAAAAATATACAAAAGTCGATATCGATATCATTAATGATTTACAAAATATTGATATATCCAAATATGATATAGTTTATAGTCCTTCTGAACCCATCGATGTTTCTCGTTTTCCTGATAAAAAATTCATTTTTGGTCCACATTTCTCTACTTTTCCAAACTATAAAATAAAATCGATTATAAATAAAAATTCTATTTATATACAACCTAGTTATTGGGCTGCTAATTCATGGCGATTATTTGATATATGTGAAAATCTAAATATTCGAATTTTACCTTTTGGTGTTGATACTGAAAAATTCAATCAAACCATTGATCCTGCTTATCGATCCAAAGTATTTGTTTATTTCAAAAATAGAGATCCTCTTGAACTTAGATACATCGAATATTTTTTATCTACACAAAACATACAATATGTAGTGTTTGATTATAAAAAAAAATACGATGAAAAGGAATATATTGATTTTTTGAAACAAGCAAAATATGGTATTTGGTTAGGCTGTCATGAAAGTCAGGGTTTTGCATTAGAAGAAGCGCTTTCATGTAATGTTCCTTTGTTTGTTTGGTCTGTAAAATCAATGAATCAAGAATACGGATGTAACTATCATGATATTCCTGCTACCACTATTCCTTATTGGGATGAACGTTGTGGAGAATTTACATATGATATAGAAAATTTTTATAATAAATTTCAAAAATTCTTATCCAAAATAGAAACTTATAGACCAAGAGAATATATTTTGGAGAACCTTTCTATTGATATTTGTGAAAAAAAATTTATTAATTTATTAGATAATTTATAATAGTATAAATATATTATTATGTATATACTATGCAAAAATACTCCGTTAGACATAAAAGAAGCGATGGGTTTGGTTCTCAATTTCAAAATATATTATGGTGTATTATTTATTCAGATTTGAATGGATACACATATATTCATAGGAAAATAGAAGATATGGAACATAATTATGATAATGATAGTTTATTTTTGAATAAAATAGAAGAATTGATGAATATTCAAAATCATTATACTATTTATAATGTAAACAAAAATGAAAACATAACAGTATTGAATGATTGTTTAACTATTTATCCATTTATTGAAAAAAATATAGATATTTGTTTGAAAAGTAATTCTATGTTGAGATTAAAAAATATTTTTTGGGAAAATAAAGAAAAAAATCATTTCAAAAATGGTAAAATAAATATTGCGGTTCATATTCGTCGCCAAAATCAACATGATGGTAGAAATGCTCGTAAAGAAATTTCCGATTTATATTATTTGAATGTTATAAATTATATTCGTGAAAAATATTCAGAAAAAAATATAGAATTTCATATATATTCACAAGGACTAATAGAAAAATTTAAATGTTATGAAAATAAAGATACTATATTTCATTTGGATGAATCCATTTCAAATACTTTTATTGGATTAGTAGCTGCTGATGTATTGGTTACCTCATCAAGTTCTCTTAGTTATATTGCAGCATGGTTAAGTGATGGGAAAATTTATTATCAACCTTTTTGGCATCCACCATCTAAAGATTGGATTATTTGTAATTATTGATATTGATAATATCCAATACGGATATCATCAAAAAAACATTGTTTTTTTACCCATTGATTGATTATATCAATCGCTATCTCGAATAAAATTAATCCAAGAAATTTTACTTTAAAGTATAATTGGATTAGTTTTAGATGTAATTCATGAATAACATAATTTTCTAATGTTTTTATACATTAAAACCCATTATATTAGATATTTTTTCATGGTTTATACATCATTCAATTCTGCTGTTTCGAGACAATATATATTATGTATATTTTTTAAATTGTTTTTGATATTAGTTTATTATCGAAAATACAAATATAGCAACAATTATAATACAAATTATGGATAACGATGATTTAGATATGTTATGGCTTAATGAACAAGAACGTATTCAAAACATTCAAAAAAACTATTATCGAGAACCTATGGAAACTATTAATATGTATTTCATTTATGTTAATCAAAATCAATATATTGATAAAATCCTATGTGAAAAATACGATTTAGAAGTTGTTTCCAATGGTTCTCTATTAAACAAAGAAAAGCTTCTACAAATTATTCAAAATAAAAAAATCAAAACTCTTAATTCAAGATATAAGCTGATCGATATTTTACAATACCATGTAGAATTAGAACCGGAACATATTCAAACTTTTATTAGTGGAGAACCTGATCCAAGTTCTACGAAAATACTTAAAAATATATCGGTTTTTGATGAAATCGTTTTCAGTCCTTCTATTTTTATTTTTCATGGAATCAATTGTCTTTATTTTATTTTTCAAGAAGTCGAAACTATCAATACAAAAAACCGTAAAAGTATGAAATCTATATTAAAAAATGTTTCGTTTTTCGATTCAAAAAATCAACATCGAGAACCCTGTAACAAAGGTACTAAAAAAGTGAAAATTTCTACTGATACTATTTATTATTCAGATAGTTATAAAACCAAAAACAAAACACGTAAAATGAGACCTGTTATCATATAATAAAACAATATAGATAACAAAATATATATTTATTATTATGATGATTGATATTGATGATGAGAACCAGTTTCCAATACTTAAAAAGGTTGATTTTCACCAATTTTTCAAAGAACAAATTGTATTTTTTTATTTTAATTTATTTAAAAAAACCGATAATAAAAATGTTCTCGAATTATCTAAAAAATTATCCGATGTTCTCCAACTTTTAAAAAAAAACATACAAAAGGATCCTTTATTCATAGAATATTTAATAATATTTTATAGAATGATCGGACATACCAGGGATATTTATTTTGGGAAGGGAGAACATGATATTTCTTATATGTTATTGATGGTTTTTTTTGATAATTTTCCGGTTTTGGCTATTTATGCCATCCATCGTTTTGTACAACCGTTTGATAATCTGAATATACCATATGGTTCATGGCGTGATATAAAATATTTATGTGATTATATTCGTAAAAATTCACCAAAAAAAGAGAACCATGGTTTGATTCAGTATTGCATCGATTTGATGAATTCACAATTAAAAAAAGATTATGAAACATGGCGGTTCTCAATTTATGCCCGGTCTAGAAATCATATTTCTAATGTTTCAAAATGGATTCCTAGAGAACATAAGAAATTTCATTGGTTATTCAATATGCTAGTTCTCGATTGGATCAAAAACAATAAGCCGTTTTTATTAAATAATAATAATAATAATAATAGGTCTTATAATGAAGCATCTTATTCGAAAGCTATTTTAAAAGCAAAACGCCTATATCGTCGTAAAGTTAGTACATTGAACAAGGCCATAGATACTACTGAAATTAAACTATGTTCTCAAAATTGGGATGAAATCAAACCAAATAATATTCCTTGTTATACTTTGATGAAACAAAGATCTTTGATGTTTGGAAAATCAGAAAAATTTCAAGTATGTTCTAAGAAAATTAGAGAACATTTCGATAATGATAAAAATTGTTCTCAATATCATGGTTATTTTAATAAATATTTATCGAATTCTTATCCTGTTGCTTTTTTTGTAAAAGAGGCATATCGGTTATTGAAATCATGTGATAATAGTTATGAAAAAGACTTATTAAATAAACAATGGCGAATGTTCTCCAAAACAATTTGTATAAATGATTTTGATAATGTTTTACCTATTATTGATGCTTCTTTTTATATGCAATTGAATGACTCTGAATCCTTTTATAGTGCTATTGGATATGCGATCTTGATTGCCGAAAGAAGTAATTTTGGTAAACGTATTTTAGCGGTCGATTATCAATCTACTTGGATAGTTCTCGATTCTGAAACGAATTTTATTGATATAATTGAGAACATTCAAAATTCTACTGTTTCTAGAACAAATACATTGATAAATATAAATGATGCAATGGAATTGATAGTATATTCCCTTTTACAGTCTAAATCTACGAATCGATTTATTAAAAACATGAAATTAGTATTTTTCAGTGATTTTCATCATATTAATATGGATTCATTCAAGAAACCTTTTTTGAAATATGATCTTAATTTACCGATTTTCATGTTTTGGAATTTATCAAAACAAGAAATAATTGAACCATTTGAAAACATCTATTTGTTATCTGGTATTTCTAATGGTCTCTTATATGTATTATGTAATTTATTGAAATTTATAAAAACTAATAAAAAGAAACAGGATAATGATACATATGATAATGTTCGTTTTATTTTGAATAATAATAGGTATGATATTTTAGAAAATTATATTTGTAGTTTTTATTGATTTTTATATATAATATTTTCGATTTTGTTCTCGTCTATTATTGATATTGCCATATTTTTCTCTATTTTTTTGGCGACTTCTTTCGTACTATATTGTTCTACTAATATTTTTTTCAAATCTTGTACTTTAATTCTTTGAATCGAATTAAATATTTTCAATATTTTGTTTTTTAAAACAGTAGGTTTTTTTCTATCATTTGGTATTGACATTATGTTTGTTTTTAATAAATTTATATAATCATTCAAAAATGTACTAGATGAATATTGTAGTAATTCTAATTCATGTATCATAAACAAATACATAACAGATATACTATAATTATCCCAAGTAAAGCAGTATTTGACTAATTCATCATATAATATTTTCCATTGTTTATTTATAAATACATTAAAATAATTTTCTAATTTTGATTTCCAGTAATTACGTTCATCTTCGATCAATAATTTCGTGTTAATTGGATTATTTTTAAAAAATTCATCTAATATTTGTTTTATATTATTAGATGTTATTAGTTGGGTTTGCCATTCTTTACCTACTTTATTTACCATATATGATAAAAAAATAATATCGATACACCATGGTGCATATTCTGTATAATAACTATAAAAAAAATTTTCCATTGGTTTTGTCACATCAATTGATAAACCAAAATCAATTATAATTGGGCGTTTATCTGTATCTTGTATCATTACGTTGTTTTCTTTCAAATCATAATGAATTATTTGTGCTGATTCTAATTTTTCTAACGATTCTAATAATATAATATGATTTTCTATAAATATATTAATAAAATTTTTGTTTGATAATAGGTTTATATAATATTTTATCAATGTATCTTTTCCTACATATTTTATTTTTTCAGATTCATATTTTGCTTTTGGATCTTTATTGTTATGAATAATATCACATTTTTCTATTTCTTCATCATCATCTATTGATTTAATATTTATATTTTCCGTTTCTAATATTGGTGCGAAATAATTCTTATAATTTTTTATAGTCATTATTTTTTTACCTATCAAGGTCTCATTTTCAGATGTTTCTTCTTTTTGTTGGATTTTTATTATGTATTCTTCCTTGGATTTTGGCTTGTTTTTGTTTTCATTCTTAAATACACAACCATATGCTCCTTGGGATATTAATTCTATATGATCTTGTTTATTTATTAATTCTGTCATTGTAATTACTATATATTGACAATAAAAAATATATATATTTATTTTTGTTTTGTTTTTATAATGTTTATAACAGACTTTTATTGATTTGTTGTAATACACGTAATTCAATTGTTCTAAACAAATATAGTTTTGGTGTGGTATCGAGACCATGATATATAGTTCCTAAATTTATGTCTTCTATTATCCAACCATTTTTAGATATATGTTCAAAATAAGGTACTGCATTTATCATAATATCTATATCGTCGGTTTCTTCATTTGTAAAGAATCTAGATTTACCTAATTGTTTTGATATATGTAATTTTATAATATATACAAGATGATTTTTCAATGTATTTTTTTGTGATTCTGTTTGATATAATTCAACCATTTTATCTTTAAATTTTTTGTTTTTCATTGAAATCATAAATTTATTACTAGTTTCATTATATTGTTTTTTTTCATGTTCTATTGTATCTATGAATTCTTGGAATGTAGTTTGTACATATACATTTGCTAATTGTGTTTGATTATATTGAACAATGTTGGTTTCGTTTAGTATATTTTGAAAATTGGTTGTTAAATGTAAATAATAATGAATTAATTCATAGTTCTTATTGAATACTTTTTCCCATATTTCTATGTTATTATTATGTGATTCCAACATTGTTTTATAATCATTATCAATTTCATGAGCTGTTAATAAACATGATTTTTCGTATATTTGATTACAATATTCCATATAACAAGAATTTATTATAAATGTTTTAATAAAATGAATATATTCTGGTGTATACATTGTTTCGATCTTTGTTTGTGACATTATTGATTATTATTGATTATTATTGATTATTATTGATTATTGATAAATATATTATTCAATTTTTTACATTGTGAAAACTATATAAAAAATTTGTCTTTTTTATTATAATGAAAATATTTGTTGTTCATTATGATAAACTGGTTGAACGACGCCAAAATATGGTTAAACAACTATTGGTAAATGGGATTGAAGCAGAATTTGTTACTCAATACGATAAAGATAATTTATCATCTATTGATAAAAATAAATTTACATCGAATTGTAGTTCTCCTGTAATATCTCTTTCTTTGAAACATTTATATTGTTATCGTGAAATCACTAATAAATATGATTATGCTCTTATATTAGAAGATGATGCTATTTTTCATAATCAGTTCAAAGAAAGATTAGACTATTATGTTTCTCAATTACCAAATGATTGGGATATGTTGTTTATTGGTGATGGTTGTAATCTTCATATTCCATATGATATAGTAAGTAAATCAAATACGAATATATTTAAAAAATGTTTAGAACCTACTTTTTGGGGTGGTAATGGAGCTACACGTTGTAATGATTCTTATCTTATTTCTAAAAAATGTGCTATAAAGATTATTGATTTTATTGAGCATACAAAAATAGATAATGCAATCGATTGGTGGTTGAATGATGTTTGTCGTAAATACAATTTCAATGTCTATTGGGCTGAACCTACGATTGTTTCACAAGGAAGTCAAAATGGTTTATATATGTCAACAATATGATATAATAAAAAAACATATAAAGATATATCTTATATTATAACAGTGGGCCTAGCTACTCTTGTACATATTGTATATATTGTATATATTGCAAAAAGTAAATTTGCACTTGTAGCTCAGTCGGTTAGAGCGTCAGTCTTATGAGCTGAATGTCATGAGTTCGAATCTCATCTAGTGCATCTTTACATGGTTATGTATTTTGTACATTTATATAAAAATATTCGGGTCTTATAGTGTAGTGGTTAGCACCGGGGACTTTGAATCCCCTAACCTGGGTTCAAATCCCAGTAAGACCTCGGCGTAATATATTATTGTGCTTCGTTAGCTCAGTTGGTAGAGCGTGAGGCTGTTAACCTCAAGGTCGAGAGATCGAAACTCTCATGAAGCGAAAATCATATTTTAAATAATGTCATGTAACATTATTTAAAATATTCTAATCAATCAAAATTCATTAAATCTATTGTTTTGTTATTATTCGTCAGCTGTTGTGTAAGATAATCAATTGTCATTATTTTGTTTTGAACTTCTTTTTCTAATTTTGCTATGATCAATTTTTGATTCTGTAATGTAGTCTTCAAATTTTCATTTTCTATATAATAGTTTGCTTTGTTTAGATTCAAATTATTAAGCCATTTTTGATGTGTTTTCGTCTTGATATGTGCCGAAAATACACCATGCGTATCATAAGTTTTATCTTTTCTACTTCCACAAGGACATCTCATTCCATGTTTCAAATTATTGAATGATGGAATTTTATCTATATAATTACCTATGTTATCAATACTAGGCATATATAAGTCTGGTTCGGTTACTAATTCCATTTATATATTTATTGTATTGTATTTATATTTTTTTTATTATGTATCAATACCATAATATTTTTTATAAACATCCATTAATATTGTTTCATACTCTTTCATAAAAGGTTCTGGCTCCATCAATTTCATGAATTTTTTACCTATTGTATGTTTATATTCATCTATTTTTGTTGGATTATCAACTAGATTTTTCACGATGCTAATATATTCTTCTTCCGTTTTGGCTACTAGTTGTTCTAGACCACAATTTGTCAAAATACTACATGATACATTATGTGCATGGTAGTTCTCATTATATAAAGAGACCAATGGTATCGAATTAAACAAAGCATTACATGTGGTTGTTGTACCTGAATATGGAAATGTATCCAATAAAATATCGATCTTTGTAAAAAGCTTATTGTATTCGTCGTTCTGGAGTTTATTTATTAAAATGATTCGCTCTCGGCTTGTATCGAGTTTTTCTGAATAAAATTCCATTCGTTCCTCATTATTATCGAATGTCTCTAATTTTATCAAAATTTGTGTGTTTGGACACTCTTTTAATATTTTCTTCCATGTTTCTAATGCAAATGTCGAGTTTTTGTTTTCTTTGTTTATTGCCGCTATGATTATCCTGTTTGTTTGTGTGATTGTCTTGTTTGATGGTGTTATTCGTGGAACGATTGGTGCATCTTGATTGATCGATTTATATAATAAAAAACACCTTGGTAATTTTAAAAGGGTCTCTGTATATCTTTGTTTTGATGTTGGTGGATCTGTTATTGTGTCTGTTATACGATATTGTATCGATTTCAAACCGGTTGTATTTGGAAATCCCAAATATGCTATTTGTATCGGTGCTGGACTATATGTAAATAAACCTAGTCTGTTGTTCACTGTATGTCCATTCAAGTCAAATAAAATATCGATACCATGTTTATTGATTAATGTTGCTGCTTCTTTATCGCTCATGTTTTTTATGATATGATATTGAAGATTCAATGATGTAAATATTTCTGCATCAAATTGTGGTTGATTAGCATATAGTATGATATCGAATTGGGTTTTATCATGATTTTTCAAAATAGGAATAATAAAATTTGCAACAGCATGATACATATAATCACTCGATAAATATCCGATTTTTATTTTCCTTGGTAATTTTTTGGTTGTTTCATAAAGATTCTTTATTATTTTTTTACGTGCTTCATAATGGAAACATGGATTATCCGGTAAATAATCATTGATTTTCAAATACTGTTTGAATATTTCGTCGTTATCGGAATATAAAAAGTCCGCATAACAAAGAGAATTACTAAAAGATAATAACTTATTCCATATATTTAAATTGAACTTATTTGCCAAATCGACTGCTTTATTCGTGTATTGAAGAGACTTTTCGATTTCACCCATTGCACAATATACATATCCCAAATCATGATAATTTGCCCATTTTGTTACTTTTTCATCATTAGTAATAGATGGTTTGGTTGAACTTAGTTTGATCAGTTTCAAAAGACATGGTACACCATTTTTATAATATAATTGTTGAAAATTACATCTTGAATATGTTCCTAAGAAACGTGGGTCTTCCATTAGCTCGTTATAAATTGGCATTTCTGGGTTTATAATTTCGAATACTCGTGTTGTCAATCCATTTTCAAAAAATGTTATCATCATGTCTATTATATTTGATTTATTATTTGGGTCAATTTGATGACATATTTTATACCATGATAATGCCTTTATTGGATTTGTTTTTTTAAATGTTTCTCCCATCATATAATAAAGATTAGAATCATTTGGATGTAATATTATTAGTTTTGATAAAATATCTTCTTTTTCGATTATGTTTTGACTTGATTGTATTAATGTTATTCCTTGATTTATTATATAGGATTTCATTTGATCATTAGAATTAGACTCTTGTAATAATTGAGAGTATATATTCATAAAATTTGTTATGTTAGACATATTAGAATATATATATTTTGATTCTAGTGTTTATATGTTTGTTTGTATGTATTTAAAATACGCGTTGCTCTATATATATTACGTTCAAATAATGATATTTTTTTGATTGATTATATATATTGATATGAATCAAGAATATATTGATCATTTACAAAATTATTTATGTAAATTATCAAATGATGATTGTATACCTAATAATCATAAACAATTTTTGATTAAACTAAAAAATTCGGGATTTGAACCAAAAGTTATATATGATATTGGATCTTGTGTACTTCATTGGACTAAATTTGCCAAACTTTTATGGCCTAATGCGACATTTATTTTATTCGATGCATTCGCTCCTGCTGAATTTTTATATATTGAAGAAGGCTATCATTATAATGTTGGTGTACTAAGTAATCGAGATGATTCGGTTGTTAAATTTTATCAAAATGATTATTTACCTGGTGGTAATTCTTATTATAGAGAAATTGGTTGTGATAATGGAATACATTTTCCTGAAGACAAATATTTAGAATTAGTAACTAAAAAATTGGATACTATTGTTAAACAAAAGGGATTTCCTCTTCCTGATTTTGTAAAAATAGATGTTCAAGGTGCTGAAATTGATATTATACAAGGTGGTTTAGAAACACTTGGACATGCTGATCGAATGATTGTTGAACTTCAACATATAGAATATAATCAAGGTGCTATTAAATCAGATGAATCTTTACCTATCATTGAAAGCTTAGGATGGAAATGCGATGCCCCTCTTTTTCAAAATAATGGTGCGGATGGTGATTATTCTTTCGTGAAATCGTCTTTATAATATATATATAGATGGAAAGTCCTTTTGCAAAATCGAATAAAACTTTTGTTTTATATTTGGAACCTGTCTTGAATACCTATTATAAAACATATCAAAATATAATCACTATCAGTGTTATGCCTTCAGGTCCATTAGCCGATCTTGTTACCATGATCAATCCTCCGAAATTATCTCCTTTCCAAGAATTCGGACAGTTCTCTAGTCCTAATTTTGGTAGAGGTGGTGGTTGTACATATGTTTTATTAAGATATCCGAAATCGGCTTGTGGGATTACTGGAAACATCGGAAAAAATGTGGATTATTTTATGGGTGCGGATGATATTCCATCGGTTCTTGCGTATTTGAATAGTAATGGTTATAAAGTCGATACTGGAATAACTAAGATGCTTTTTAAAAGTCGTATTATAATTGGTGGTGTATCTGAAACTCGACTTTCTGGTGATAGAAAAATGATTTGTATGGTTGAAGGACCATGATTTCTTGGTTTTGTAGATATGGTTATAAAAAATATATAAATATTGGGTGTTTATATATTTATAATGGTTCGTGCATTTTATTTAAAAAATTCTTATTGGGAAATTAGTTTTTTTGTAAATGATATTTTTAATGGCTTAGTAAGCGAAACTGTTTTTTTCAATGAAAAAAATCCGTTGTTTGTGGATTCTGATGACATCGGTAATAATATTTTGGTTATTAATGATACGTATTCGTTTGAAAAAGTTGAAAAACTAGTTAAAAAAATAAAACCACTTATGGTCTTTCATTTATCGGATGAAACCGGATCACATGGTCATTGGGCATCCTTGGCGCAGCATACAAAATATTATTTTCGACAACATATCCATAATGAGCTTAAAAAATACCCGAATGCTTTTCAATTCCCTTTGGGATATGGTCCAACTTATTTGAATCGATCTTCGATTGATATCATTGATAGTGGGTCTATCAAACCGATTCGAGAGAGGTCCATAGATTGGGCTTTTGTTGGTACAATAAAATACGACAGAGGTGAAATGTGTTCAAGATTTGGACAAGTTTTCAAAAATGGTCGTTGTTTGACTGGAATCAATACATGGGAAGATGATATTTCAAAATTAGCTGTTCAACCATCTGACATGGCGGAAATATATAGGAATACTATTTTTGCTCCTAATGGCCGTGGTAATATTAGTTTAGATTGTTTTCGTCTTTATGAGGCTATTATTTGTGGTGCTATCCCTGTTATTATTGGAACAGATGAGGAAATAAATAGAACGTTTTGGTATGGTGGTCATGTACCGATTTTTGTTAGGGGGTCGTCATGGGATGAAGCTGTTTCTAAGTGTCGTGATTTGATGGACCATATGGATGATTTGGAGACTATACAAAAAACTAATTTCAACTGGTGGAAAAGGTTGATTGGTCGGTACAGAGATATGATACGGGATTTAAAAAATTGAATTTGAGCAGGGGCGTTTTGATTTATGATATCGAAAATATGATTCCACAAAGTGAAAATCCGCTTTATAATGCTAGAGAAAATAGAAATACTTGTATTATATTGGTTATTGTTATTTTGTTTATTGTTATAATGTTTTTCGTCATTTAGATATTTTTGTTGTTTTGTTTTTGTATATATATGAGAATAATTTTTTTAATTTTTTTATTGATTTTCATGAATAATGCTATAAAAATAAATAATTGTATAAAAAAGGAATATGCAGCTATTTTGAATTTTGCTCCTATGTTACGAGTTCATGATATTATTGTTTTTCCTGATAACACTGGTATTAAGACTATTGATTATACACCTATCAATCAAAGTAATCCTGATGTATTGATGAGATTATTGACAGGTAAAAACGTACCTGCTGAAATTCGCCTTCGTAAAATGGCTGAATGGAATCTTGAAGAATGGTATGGTTTACCGAATATTGATGTTAGTGACATTGATGATATTGATTTGAGAAACAAAATTAATACGGTTATAGATGGTTGGAATCATAATAATATAGACTCTGGAATGAATTTATATAAACGAAATTGTAAACATTTTAGTAATTTTGTAATTCGAAATTTTGATAAATAGTTTGAAAAATCAAATAAAAATACATTGCGTATATATATATGCAACTTAGGTCCTTGTTTCCACTTATGGTTCTGGTTACTCGGTTTGTTTCCATTCGTGGTTTCACACCATTGGTCAATACTAGGCATATATATTCATCCGGGGTTCAAATGCGTTTGAAAAAAACAATGTCTGATTTCGATAATAACAATCATGGTCTTAGTTTACCTATCAGTAGTCGCCGTACCAGGTCCAAAAGTCTTATACCAAGTTATCTACCTCGATCCGAAAACCAAAAACAATATGTTTCACATTTACAAAATGATGGTATTCCTATTGTTTTCGGTATTGGTCCTGCGGGTTGTGGTAAAACACTATTTGCATGTGTTAGTGCCATTGAGGGTCTGAAACGTGGAGATTATCAAAAAATATTATTGACTCGACCTGTCGTTCCTGTTGAAGAAGAAGAACTCGGGTTTTTACCTGGAACATTGGTGAAAAAAATGGATCCTTGGACTCGCCCTTTGATGGATATCTTTTTGGAGTTTTTTACTCAACAAGAATTGGATTTTATGATTAATTCTGGTGTAATTGAGATATCTCCTTTGGCATATATGAGAGGTCGTACATTCAAAAGGTGTTTTATCATTGCAGATGAAATGCAAAATTCCACACCAAACCAAATGCTTATGTTGACTACCCGTATTGGTAATGATTCTAAAATGGTTATTACTGGTGATTTGAAACAATCTGATCGTAGTATTGATAAAAATGGCTTATTGGATGTTATGAATAAAATTCGTGATTATAAAGCTCGTAATATGGGTGATGGTGTTGGTATTGAAATTATCGAGATGAATCATTCCGATATTGAACGTAGTCCGATCGTTTCTAAAATATTGGATATTTATAATGGGCAAAATATTCTTGGTAAAAATGTTACGCAAAATAATAAATCTAAACATGTAGATAATGATGCAGCAATGATTCCTAAATCACATATATCTGAATGGAATATTCTATAGTTTTTGTTTTTGTTTTTGTTTTTATCTTTATAATGATTTATTTATATCTAAAATATTATAACATTCATCGGTTATAATATTTTTATTTTGGTATTTCAATCAATATTTTGTAAAGTATATTATTATTATTATATTGTATCTCGATAGGTAGTGGTTTTATAGTTTGTATTTTTTTTTCTTGTTTTTTGATATAATTGTTTTTTTTTTCACATTCAACTAGTGGATTCGATGATATTGGTATATTTATAATATCTCTGGAATGGCGATGACAGAATCGTCGTATTATATTCGGGAATTTAAGCATTTATATATGATTATATTTTGTTTTGTTTTGTTTATATTCATATAAATATTTATATTAGTTATCCTTTTTATACCAGCGAAGATTTGAATTCGCACCCCCTATGGGGTTCTCCATGCAAATCTGTAACTGGTAACTTATTTACACCTTTGCACATTTAAAACGCCCAACACTATAATAAAAAAATATTTAAAAAATAAACTGTAATAAATATTATATAAATGACTTGTGGATTTATTTACAAAATACAATTCCCTAATGGAAAACATTACATTGGTTTAACTACGACTTCACTAGAACAACGACAAAACCAACATAAACAATGTGCAAAAAATGGCGATACAAAATGTCTTTACAATGCTCTAAGAAAATATAAAATTGTAGATACATTTGAACTTATAGAAATAGATAAAGCAGATACATTAGAAGAATTATGTGAAAAGGAAATTAGGTATATTGCAGAGTATAATTCATATTATATGAATGGAAATGGATATAATATGACGTATGGCGGAGAAGGAACTAATGGTTATGTTTTTACAGAAGAAGATAATAGAAAAAATAGCGAAGCGCAAAAAAAATATTATGAAGAACATCCAGAAAAAAAACAACAGATTAGCGAGGCATTGAAAAAATATTATGAAAACAATCCTGACGCAATCGTAAGAAATAGCGAAGCGCAAAAAAAATATTATGAAGAACATCCAGAATCAAGAGAACAAATGAGTCAATCATTGAAACTACATTATGAAAATAATCCAGAAGCGAGAGAACAAATGAGTCAATCATTGAAACTACATTATGAAAATAATCCAGAAGCGAGAGAACGAATAAGTGAATCGTTGAAACAATATTATGAAAATAATCCTGACGCAATCGTAAGAAATAGCGACGCACAAAAAAAATATCATGAAAATAATCCAGAAGCAAGTAAAGAACATGGTGAAAGAATGAAACTACATTATGAAAACAATCCAGAAGCGAGAGAACAAATGAGTCAATCATTGAAACTACATTATGAAAATAATCCAGAACAACGACAAAAACAGAGCGAAATAAAAAAACAATATTACAAAAACAATCCTGACGCAGTCGTAAGAAATCGCGAAGCGCAAAAAAACCGTTCACCAGAATGGATAAAAAAAAAATTGGACAAACAAGGAAATAACAAACCGTTTGATGTATTTACAAAAGATGGGACATTTATAAAAACTTTTACTTATCAATTTGAAGCAAAAGAATATTTACAAAAAGAATATAATATTACATCAAAAATTGAGATAGGTAAAGTTTTAGCAGGGAACGCAAAAAGTTCTGGTGGTTTTATATTTAAATATAAATAAATTTCTCATTTAAAATGGGCGTTTTAAATGTGCAAAGGTGTAAAAATTCATCCGCTGTGCGGATTGAATTTTCAAGGGTGTAAATATTAATATATAATTTTATAAAAATATAATTATATATTAATATGCAAAAAGGAGGCGTTTCTATAATTGAAGGATACGATAATAATACAGCACTATATTTTTTTTTAGAAAATTCTACTTGTAACATATTAACATATAAAAGTAGAGGAGGTATTATATTTAAACTAACATTAAACGAATATATAACATCGCCTTATATTGTAAATAGAAGTGTTTCTATAAATACACCACTTAATGAAATACTAATTAAAATAGTTTTTATTGATGATACCAAGCCTGATAAAGAAAAAAATATTTTTCAGTTATTCAATTTTCAGTTATTCAATAAAGAAGGTTTCCAAATAACTGAACTTAATAATACAACATCATCTGAATTCTTAAGTGAAATAAAAATACAATCTGATATTTATGGTAAAAGTTTTGATTATTATTTCGAGCCTATTTGTCCAGGTATTTTATTTTCTAGTATTTATGATATTCATAATAATAATTTATCATATTTATTAAATTTATTAAAAGAAAAAAAAAATGATGATACAACAGAATATATATTATTATACATATTATCATACATAGAAAATATAAAAGATATAAAAGAAAATATATACCGTTACAATATTAAAATTGGTATTATTATAATGGAATATATGAGTGGATATATAACTTTACACGATTATATTAATAATCCTAATACTTCAGAAAATAAAAAACAAAATGCTAAATATATGGCTATGTATGAAATAGCTAGATTATTTAATTTAGGATATATTCATGGAGATTTAAATATGGGTAATTTAGTTATTAATCCAACCTATACGTATTTTGATAAAATTCCTGGAAGAGTTATTCTTATTGATTTTGGTTCAGCTTTTGAACATAATATACCAAAATTAGAATCTTATGAAAATTTATATTCAAATGCTGTTACGTTTTCATACAATCTTACTTCACCAAAATATGATGAAGGAACAGCTAAAACTTTTAGTGATTACCAATGGCTTCAATTTAAAGATAGTAATGTTATTGGTTATGCTGATGTCAACGATGAAGTTGTCAAAGCTGCAGATGCCAAATTATTTGAATTATATAATAGAAGAAAACGCATAAAAGAGTTTTTTGATTTACATATAAAAAATTCTAATATTAGAAAAAACGAAAATTTAGGAGGTAACAACAACCCATTTTTTAAATTAGACCCAAAAAGACAATTAACAAAAAATTTTATTAAAAAAATTATAAAAGAAGAGAAACATAATTCTATAATTAAAAGAAATAAAATTATTAAAAATATTAAAAAAATTATAAAAGAAGAGAAACATAATTCTGTAATTAAAATAAATAAAAGCTTCAAAAATATCAAAAAACCAAAAATGAATAAAACGATAAAACATAAAAATAAAAATAAAAAATAAAAATAAAAAATAAAAATAAAAAATAAAAAAAATGTATAAAAAAATAAATTATATTGTAGCAATTGCGCTATTGAATATGTATATAATCGATCTTTGAAACATACACATATTTTATATTAGTGACTTTTCTTTTTGTCTGTAATATATATACATGTCTCAAAGTGATTATATAAAATATAAAAAAACATCCAATAAACTAAGGATAGATAACTCATCTCTACATAATAAAGAGCCTCCTGTTTTTGATTCTAGTGATTATATCGATTTCAAGCAATACCATTTAGAAAACACTATCAATAATACTAGTCCTACTTTTAATTATATTGTTCCTTCCGGACGTCATTTAGTTTTTGGCATGGATAAAGTCGTTTCTACTTGTCCTCAGTTTATTGATTGTAGGAATACTAATAATAGGGCTAATCGTATTCCTATGTCAGCTTCTCGGTTCACACCTACACCACCCCCTTTGAATTGGAATGAATTGAATACTTTGAAAAAACAACGATTCTTGGATTGTAGTTGTAATACTAGTTTATATAGATAAAAATGAAAAAATAATAACAGAATTGTTATCATTTTTTTTGGTTTATGGTTTGGTTTGGTTTATGCTGTAGGTGCTACCACTGGTACCGGTGTTCGTTTCTTGTTTTTACTTAGTTCTTTGTTTTTATATATACTAATATAGATCATAGATTGTAATAACTTGAGTGCGTAATTTTGAAAATAACGATTACAGTCTTCGGTCTTTGGTATAGCATTTCTTATTGTTTCTAATAATGTTTTTAGTTGATCGATTCCATCTTGCTTTTTTGAGAAGGATAAATATAAATCGGGTCGCTTTAGTATACAACTTTGTCTATCTGGAAATCGCATATTATAATCGAATATTTTGTTCATATATGTTTGTTGGATGCAACGTAGATATTTTTTTAAATTTTCGTTCGTTAATTTTTGAAGATTTTTTGAATATTCGGGGTATCTTCCTAATAATAATTTTATTCTGGTTTCTGGTAATAAATATCCGTATATATGATTGATTATTTCATCTGGTAAGGTATTGATTTTGTTTACATCTAATTTATCCGATAATTCTGCTTGTTTTTTTATTAGATTCAAAGTTTTTAATTTTTTATTGCATTTATGTTGTATATTATCGTTTAGTAGTTTTATATATGCTTTTGTATTATTTATCCATGTTTCGATATCATCATGTGTATGATTATTATATAAACCGAGTTCTATATTTGGTACTAATGCCTGCATGTTCAAATGTATAATATCATGAAAATTTGATTTATAGTTATACTGAGTATGACCTGTTGTTGGGTCTTGGATTCTCGGATATCTTAACGGATCACCTGGTATCGGATATTTTGAGATTTCTTTGTATGAATCTTTGCATACTTTATCGGTTGGTTTTTGTTTGTTTGATTTGTTTGATTTGTTTGATTCACTTGTATTATGATATGTCATTGTGTTTTTTAACTCCATTTTGTATTTATGTATATATATTTGTCTATATATTTATATTCAATTTTTTGTATTTATAATAAAAAATATATATATATTGATTTTGTTCTCGTTGTTGTTTATTTTATTTTATTGGAGTTTTCAATATATTTTTCCATGTATTAATACGTTTTATTGTATCAATATGTAGTGGTAAATAATTATTTTTAGAATAGCTTGTAACAAATAGATTATCATGATTATGTTTTAAAACCCGATTTTGAAATAATTCGCTTGCATTATTAAATGCTTCTAGTATTTTTATATCGCTGTTTATTGGTGTTGGGTTATTGATAGTGGGTTTTGTTTGCATATGAATATTATAAAGCATACAACGATCAAAATCATATGCTGCTAATAAATCGGCTTCACGTACCACATGGTACGCCATTTGATATTCACGGAGTTCTGGGAAGCCTTGTTTTTTTACTTTTGAATAAGACATTGTATTGATGATTTGTTTTGTTATATCGAGTTCTTCTTTTGTTAGTTTGTCTTCTAAGAAATCATTGATTTCTTTGAGTCCTTCGCATTCATCGAGATATTTTTTATCACACATATCATGAATGATCGATGATACATAGATTATTTTGGATTGGGATTCTAAGATGGGGTAGTTTATTTTTTCTGCTTCATAGATGTTATGTGCAAAATGGAGAACATTCATACTATGTGATAAACCATGAGATTCATCGATATTGTATTTTTTTGATGTTAATAAAACAAATTGAAATAGTTTTGTTAGTAGAGACATGATTTATTGTTGATTTGTATTGGATTTGTATTGATATTATTGTTGTTTTGTTGGTGGTTTTGGTATTCAATTTTTTGATATTGAAAAAAATTGAATGGATTTGTATTGATATTGGTGTAGATATTGAATATTGATTTTGTGATGTCTCGAATTGTATTTGTTTTGGGTTTGGCTTGTATAAGTGTTGTTGATGGTCTTATTTCGCCTTTGAGAACATTGATAAGTTCTCAGGCATTTGTTTCTACTTTTTTGGATGGTGTTGTTAGAGAACTTCCTGAAGGCTTTATTTTGAATTCTTTATTGAATCTGCATTTTAAAACGGACTTTGATATTGTTTGTCTTGGGTTAATTGGGGTTTCGGTTTATTTTAGGGGGTATCAATATGGTAGATTGGATGATAAATGGACTTCCATTGAGATGTATTCTAATATACAAAAAATTACTAGGGTTTTGATTTTAGTTTTGATTATTATTTTGACGAAGAATGTGGAGAATGTTATTTGATAATTATGTTTTATTATATTTTTATATTTTATATTTATGTCTACTTTATTAAATGCATTTTTGTATAATAATAATACATTTATTAATATAAGTATATTTCCTGTAGGTACTATTGGACATTATTTAGGTACTTCTGATCCTGATGGCTGGATTATTTGTGATGGAATTACTAGAACTTCTACTGATAATCGTTATGCTGATTTAGCTACTTTATTAAATAACATGAATAATGTTACTACTAATAATTCTAACAGTGTTACTCCTCCTAATTTAATTGGTCGGTTTTTATTCGGTGCTAATAGTACTAATAAAAATACTACTGGTGGTAGTAGTAGTGTTACTTTAAATGTTAATAATTTACCTTCACATAATCATACTATTACTATTTCTGACCCGGGTCATTCTCATAGTATACCCATTGAAGCAGGTGGTATGTTTAATTTGAATAATCGTGGTGCTGATATTTGGGGTACTAGAGGTGGTTGGTATGATGAAGATGCAGTTAGAGGTACTAATTCGGCTGGAACTGGTATTACTGCTGCTGCTTCTTCTACTGGAAATACTACTGCATTTGATATTTTACCTCCTTATTATACTCTTAACTTTATTATAAAATATTAAATTTATCTGCATATTTATACCAATGAAACTATCAAATTAGCATCTTTAATGAGATTATATTACATTCAATACTTGTAAAATAGTTGAAATTATAAATAATATAATTTAATATATTTTTTATTATTTTAATATATTTTTTATTTATATTTTTATATTTTATATTTATGTCTACTTTATTAAATGCATTTTTATATAATAATAATTCATATTTAGAAACATCCATTATATCAGTAGGCACTATTGCGCCTTATATAGGTACTTCTGATCCTGATGGCTGGATTATTTGTGATGGAATTACTAGAACTTCTACTGATAATCGTTATGCTGATTTAGCTACTTTATTAAATAACATGAATAATGTTACTACTAATAATTCTAACAGTGTTACTCCTCCTAATTTAATTGGTCGGTTTTTATTCGGTGCTAATAGTACTAATAAAAATACTACTGGTGGTAGTAGTAGTGTTACTTTAAATGTTAATAATTTACCTTCACATAATCATACTATTACTATTTCTGACCCGGGTCATTCTCATAGTATACCCATTGAAGCAGGTGGTATGTTTAATTTGAATAATCGTGGTGCTGATATTTGGGGTACTAGAGGTGGTTGGTATGATGAAGATGCAGTTAGAGGTACTAATTCGGCTGGAACTGGTATTACTGCTGCTGCTTCTTCTACTGGAAATACTACTGCATTTGATATTTTACCTCCTTATTATACTCTTAACTTTATTATAAAATATTGATTTTTATTTTATATAGATAATTATTTACACATTTTCTCATTTAAAACGCCCATTATTTATAATAAAATTGAATTAAATAGTATTTATTAATAATATAAATATTATTAACTAAAATGGTTTTTATATACATACTTAAGTTAGAGCAAGGTAAATATTATATTGGAAAAACAAATAATCCACAATTTCGTATAGAAAGCCATTTTAATTTTAATGGTTCTGCTTGGACTATCAAGTATAAACCATTAAAATTAATTAAACTTATTCCAAATTGTGATGATTATGATGAAGATAAATATACTAGAATTTATATGGATAAATATGGAATTCAAAATGTTCGTGGTGGGTCTTATGTTAAAATTGAATTAGATACAACTACAATAAGTCATTTACTACAAATGAGTAATGGAACAAACAATAAATGTTTCATTTGTAGTAAAGATGGACATTTTGCGAAAGATTGTGAAGAAAATGAATATTGGGAAACAGAAAGTGATGGTAGTGAAAATATATGGGGCTGTGATTATTGTGAAAAAGAATTTACAGACCTAAAAAAATGCGAATATCACGAAAAATATTGTAATTATCGTAATAAAAAATATAATAAATATGAAAGTGAAGAAGAAAATGAAAGTGAAGATTATTATTGTTTTAGATGTGGTAGAGAAGGACACTTCGCATCATCTTGTTACGCATCAAGAGATATAGAAGGTAATTATCTTAAATAATGGTGGTATAAATGAGAAAAGGTGTAAAATTTTATAATCCAACCCACCCTGTTACAATATATTTGTTATCTGAAATTGGTATATTACCGCGATGTACATATGTCCATGTTGCTGGAAATAATAATATTTTTCCAGTAGTTGGTTTTATTTTTCCAAATAAAAACTCGGTTTCACCACCTTCTATTACGTCATTTAAATACCAAATAAATGTAATATATCTAATACCTTTATTATCTACTCTAAAATCATTATGCCATACATAAAACCCTTTATTTTTTTCATATTTTTGAACTTGATATCCAAAATCATTTAAATTTTTATTCCCATTAATTGAATTTGGATAAATATTATTCTTAATATCACATATTACTATATTATTCTTATTTCTTATTATTTTATTACAATATAATATCAAAATATTAAATAATTTATTACATAAATAATTGTCAATATCTTTCCAATCATTATTATTAGTTATTCTTAAATCTAATGTGTTTTTTTTTTCTTTTTGTAATAATCCATCACCTACTATACCAGGCATTTTATTATCACTATTTTCAAATTTATTTATTATTTCTTTGCATATTTCAGCAGATAGATTATTATTTTCTAAATATATAAAATCATCAGCTATATTCTCATTTAAATTAAAAAAATAATAATATGATAAACTAATATATTTTTTTAATAAACTAAAAAAATTAGAATAAATATTTATAAAATAAATAAAATATTTTAACATTTATTATTATTTTGTCTAATATTTATATTATGTCTAGTTTTTTAAATGCATTTACATATAATAATATTTCTATTATAACTTCTTCATATAAACCGGTTGGAACTATAATGTTACATTTAGGTACTTCTGATCCTAATGGCTGGATTATTTGTGATGGAATTACTAGAACTTCTACTGATAATCGTTATGCTGATTTAGCTACTTTATTAAATAACATGAATAATGTTACTACTAATAATTCTAACAGTGTTACTCCTCCTAATTTAATTGGTCGGTTTTTATTCGGTGCTAATAGTACTAATAAAAATACTACTGGTGGTAGTAGTAGTGTTACTTTAAATGTTAATAATTTACCTTCACATAATCATACTATTACTATTTCTGACCCGGGTCATTCTCATAGTATACCCATTGAAGCAGGTGGTATGTTTAATTTGAATAATCGTGGTGCTGATATTTGGGGTACTAGAGGTGGTTGGTATGATGAAGATGCAGTTAGAGGTACTAATTCGGCTGGAACTGGTATTACTGCTGCTGCTTCTTCTACTGGAAATACTACTGCATTTGATATTTTACCTCCTTATTATACTCTTAACTTTATTATAAAATATTGATTTTTATTTTATTACGTTCTCCAAATCATAAAAAATTGAACGATTTTTTATCATTTATTGTACAATAATTATTTTATTAAGAGTTTATTAAGCGTTTCCAAATCTATTTCTAATCTATTTCTATAATCTGTTTCTAATCCGTTTCTATTTCTATTAGTCTATCACTCTCAAAATCATGGCTATCTATTTCGATATCACTGAAAACATCATGAACGATACCGATTTTATCATCGATCCTGCCGATGAAACTGAAAATGAATGCCTCGAATTCAATATCGAAGAACCTTGGTATCATGATGATAAATATCTATACCAGGGCGCATGGTATCATAAAAATTTCCCTGTTTTATGGGCGATGACTCATGAAGCTGATAGCGGTCCTTCTCAGTGTGCTAATTGTGCTGACTATGGTTGTGTTAATCATGTGTTTATTGGGTATTGTGCTAATTGTGCTGAATATTATTATGATGGTGAGCGTGGTAAAGGGTTTATTGATAATGGTATCGAGATCGATGACTTTGAATCTGCTGTGAGTGCTTTTGATACTTATTTGAAAGATGTTGATATTAGTCAAATCAAGCCTATTTATCAACATGTTGATATTGATTCTGATAGTGGCTCGGATGACGATGATATTTATGTAGAAAGTGACAACATACATTCATTTATTGATGATGATTTTACACCAGTAACGAATTCAAATGACGGGTATAAAAATATTATTGCTTATGAGTGTGCCGAAAATGTTTTGTTATATGAATGATTGCTTTATTTTTATAATATGTAAATAAAAAAATAAAAAATACAATACAATAAAAAATACTGTACATATTGTATTTTTTTATTACGTATGTAAATTACAACTGCGTAAAACATTTGTTGTTGATTTGTAACTAGACTATTATGATATAATTGGTTTATTTTTGAGAACATCTTTTTTATTGAAGTTGAAAACTCGTTCTCCGAGATTCAAAAAAAACCGTGTTCTCCAATCCTCAAAAAATTGAAAAAATCAACTTCAACTTCAACCTCAAACGCGTTCTCCAATCCTCAAAAAATTGAAAAAATTCAACTTCAACTTCAACTTCAAACACGTTCTCCAATCCTCAAAAAATTGAAAAAATTCAACTTCAACTTCAACTTCAACTTCAACTTCAACTTCAAACACGTTCTCCAATCCTCAAAAAATTGAACAACTTTTAAAACTTTCAATCAACTTCAACAAAACAACAACCGTTAAAGAGATCAAATCCGTTAATATTATTAATTCAACACTCATTTTTAGATACGTTCTCGATCGTCTCAAAATCAATCAAAATGACAACTGTCTTCAAAATTGCTGACCTTCAAGAGAAAAAAATTGATTTAATTAGTCAAATTCAACAAAAAAAATACGAAAAAAATCCCGTAAAAATTCCGTTGGGCTTCGAATCTTGTCGAGATTTGTCTGTGACAATGAGTCTTTTGATTTGTCCAACTTCAATTGCCTTGGAAACCAAGTTGAAAATACCAGGAAAAAACAAATATTTAAATCTTCCGTTGAAAAACTTGGTCGTCCGAGTTGAAGAAATCACTGACAAAAACTGGGAATTTAGTTACGAAGAAATCGAGAACGCAATTGGTCTTTTGATTCAATCCTTCGAGGGTTTGGATTTTCAAGATTGTTCCGTTTGCCTCGAAAAAACCTCTGCCAAGACAAATTGCAGACATCCGTTGTGTAATACTTGCTTCAATAAAATGAAAGCTATCAAAATGCGACTATACAATCGTTTGCCAAACTGCCCAATTTGCCGAAAACAAATGACCGAAAAAGAGATTTAAACCGTCGAAAACAAACCAAGAGCCAACAAAAAAAACCTTTTTAGGTTTTTTTCTTGGTTGTTCAATCAACGCGTTCTCGGATTGCAAAAAAATTGATCGGGTTTTGAAGCCTTTTGTTGAGATTATTGATAAAATCAACCGTTAAAAGACTTCAAAGACTTCAGTTTCAACATCAAAAGTTCAGTATTCGTTCTCCTAGATTCAAAAACTGTGTTCTCAATATGTCAGTTATTAATAATAGATCTGGATTAATCAATGAAATCAAAGACATATGTAAAACCAACAAAACAAAAACAATCCCATTGGTTTGTAATACTCTTTGTGGGTTTTCAGTTAATTGTCAAATTGTCATTACACCAAGTGCTATTCGTTTAGACATCGACTCAAAGACTATTCATTGGAGAGAACGCGAAAACGAAGAAGATCCAAATGATTATTTGTCGTTTGATTATTATTTTCATTTTCCTTCGGCTTTGTTGTTCTCCAAATTTAGTAGACCTGGCTTCGATGAATATACGAATGATTCGCCACCCATTACTGACGCAGAAATCGAGACCGCTGTCAATAAACTTATTCAAATACTTGATAATATTTCATTTGATAAAAAAACCAACAGATATAATTATGGTGAATCACATACGCCAAAACCCATTCAAGAATGCTCTGTATGCTATGAAGATACTTGTGGGGTTACTGATTGTAAACACCCTCTTTGTTTACCATGCTTGGAACAGTTACAGATTAGAAGTGACCGTCATTTTATGACCAATGATTGCCCTCTTTGCCGAAAAGAGATTGCTGGATATTAGATATTAGATAGATTGTTTGTATTTTGTATTTTTGTAACTATTAATCAAAGAGCCATTTGAGAACATAAAAAATACCATTTTATTTAATGGTATTTTTTCATTGTTTTTTTGTATAAATCTATTGAAGTTGTATTATTGGTTAGGTTTGGTTTGGTTAGGTGGTTGGGTTCTCTATAGGTTCAATAGTGTTTTCCATTTTTCAAAGTTAGGTTTGAACATAAATTTCTCATCTAATTGAACATTCAATGTCATACGCTCTTTACGTAACCATTCTAATTTCATATAAACACTTTCTGGATCATCATAATTCATAACAAAATCCTTATCCAAATGATCAGCTACAGCACCACTTCTATAATCTGCAATAACAGGTGTTCCTAAATAGTGACTTTCAGTAAAAACACACCCAAATGTTTCCGGAAATGTAGATACCAATAAGCATAAACATGACTTTATAATTTCAGCATATTTCTCTTTGTTTTGTGGGCCTAAAATCTCTACGTTTTTTCCAAACTTTTCCCGCATGATATTTTCATATTTTTTATTTGTATCAAATCCATGCTCCATAAACACTAATATATAGTCCTTATTACGCATATGAATATGTTCAAATAGTTTGATGATACAGGCAATATTTTTGGACCAACTACTAGCAAATACTATTTTGTTTAGGTCCACTGATTTGTTGGTATTGGTATTGGTGTTTGAATTTGTTGATGGTGTAAAGTCTTCCTGATATAAAATATTATAAATTATATGTAATCTTCTAGAACTAATACTTAGTTGATATCTGTTCAAGAATTCTGTAAAACAATTCTTACCAAAATTGCTTGGAAAAACAAAATTAATATTATCGTTTTTTATGATTGCTTCTGTTAAATATCCTTTAAAAACTTGAGGATTATCATTATAATATTGAAAACAACTACCATCTGAAATAAATATATTAAAATCAGTGATATCATGGACCCATATAAACACCTTGTTGTTTTTTAGTTTATTAATAAAATTAGGATTTTCACAGATAAATCGTTGAATAATAATGATATCATTTTCATATAACTCGTAATTATTAAATTCATTAAAGTTTTTATAATAAATGTTATCTATTTTGATTGACTTTTTGATAGTAAGTTTGAATACATGTACTTCTTTATATTGACCAATATTTTTCAATAAATGAAATAATTGGTGTTCAGATGCACCTAATGCTATTTTTTCCGAATCTTTATGGGTTAATACATTATTGAACCCGGCAGTATTATCAATACATATTATCCGGCCTTTATGGTTTTTTTTGTTTATGTTTTGGCTTTGGGTTGTTATATCATCTTCTGTAATTTGAATATTTACATTATCATTAGATTTGTTCTCATTTACAAATGGTGGATCTCTGAAATAACTGGCCGTAAAAAAAGATAAATTATTTATATCATCTTGTTTATGAGCATAATCAATCGCTTTTTGGCAAGCCATTTTACCTAGCTCTAATTTTTGTTTAGTCATTAGACTTATTACACTTATCAAATGCCATCTCTCATAAGTAAAATATTCATAACGAGTTATTTCAGGTGATCCTGTAATAATTTCTAAATTGGAAAGAGGTTCTAATAAGGGTAATGCCAAATCGAATTGTTTTTGCTCTATGCAATAATGTAAAAAATAAATATAAGAATCAATAACTACATTTAATTTACTATTTGTTTTTTTATTGAATTCAATTGATTCGTTGAAATGTTTTAAAATTATAGTATTGTCCATTTTACAAGATATTGCACAATATAATAATCGTGCTAATACTGTTTCAATGTCGACATTATCATTCTTTGTTATTTTAGACATTACATATGCTTTTTTATTATAAATATATCCATTTTTGAAGTCTTGCATATCCATATATGTTTGAGCTAAGAAAAAATAATTACGAGTACAGACTGTTGCTTTAGATAACATTTCGATATCATAAGAATATCTTGCATTTCGGTTTCTTCCATAGAGCTCTCTGTTTTGATATAAAGAAAATATATTACCAAGATAAACTGGAGGTTCTTTAGTTTCATCTATAACGAATTTTTCATGAATAGGATAGTCTAGACTATATCTACAGTTTGCTTTATTTTTAATAAATCGTATATCACAATGAGAAGAATTTATATTATTTGCTTCCCAAATTTGTTGTACAATACCGAAACTATTTCTGAAAAAAATGGTTTTTATATTTTTTATAAAATCTAGTTTTGATAATTTACATCTGAACTCATCGCCTGCATCCATCATTAGTAAATAGGTTGTATTGACAGATTCTGCGAATTCAATCGCTTCATTTCTACTTTGTGGAAAACCTTTGAAAGTATCTGCTTTGTTGATATATAAATATTGATTATTTTTATTACAGATTTTTTTGATAATAGAAATTGTATCATCTGTACTTCCTGTATCATAAATAATAATATGATCAAAATGGGTTTTTGTAGATTCAATTGTGCATTGTATTGATTCACTTTCGTTTTTTACCATAATCAACACACCTATATCGGTTTGAAAATCTATGGACTTATTTTTTGGTATAATAGTTTCTATTTGATTTTCAATATGATTTTCGCTTTTTGTTTCTATGTATTCTGGTGTTGTCTCTGTTATAGGTATTGATTCTGATGTACCGTATTGGTTTGAATTGGTTGAAGGTGTATCAGTGGAAGACTCTAAATATGATATCATATTTTCAATAATTGTTAGGTTCGTAATATCGTCTTGTTTATGTTTTGAATCGATTGCTTTTTTACATGCTTTTCTTCCTAATTCTAGATTTCTTTTGGTAAGAATACAGTATCTAACTATTAAATCCCATCGATTATAATCATAATCTTCATGATTGAAGTGATTGCCGGTTTTTTTATCAAACTCGGTTATTTGTTTTAAATGGGGTTCGATAATATCATATATTTGATTATTGATACAATATCTTAATATGTTCAAAAATGGTTCTATTAGTTGACATTTTTTATCTAATGCTAGATTGAAATATTTTATGATAGTTCCTTTATCCATGTTTTTAATAAGAGAACAATAAATCAATCTTGAAATAATCAATATATCATCTACTGATCCATCTTGGTTTTCTAATGCCAATAAGTTGTATTTGTAAGAATTATCTATGTCGCCTATAGCTGAATATGATTGTGCTAAATAGTAATAATTATGACGGCATTTTATGGCACTTGATAATTGTTGGATGTCTCTCTTTATTCTTTTCATTGTATTTTCTCCATATTTATCTCGGTTTTGATACAAATAAAATTTATTGATCGATAATGTACTATTATTTTTGATGATGATTTGTTCATGTACTGGATAACGTACATCATATCTTATCTGAGATTTGTTTTTGATAAGACGTAAACCATCATGTTCTGTAATAATATCGTTTTCCAACCATTTTAATTTTAAAATACCATAGTAAGTGTTATTTGGTATCATACTTGTAAATTCTTTTATAGATAAATCCGTTTTTACACCATTACACATTTCAAATGTGCTAAGATGTAATTCGTCACCAGCATCCATTAAAAGCAAATAGTCTACATCGATTGATTCTGCAAATTCTAAAGATTCATTTCTACTTTCTGCAAAATTGTTGAAAATATTTGTTGTTTTTATATGAAGGGTTTGATTATTCGTCTGACAACATTTGACGATTATTGATAATGTATTGTCATTACTTCCTGTGTCATAGATAATAATGGTATTTATATAACCTTTCAATGAATCTATCGTTGTTTTGATAGATTTTTCTTCGTTTTTCACCATGATTAATGCGCCGATTTGCATTTTGTTTTATTAATAAAAATCACCAATCATTTTTATGTTATTTTTTGTTCGATTATATAATTTGAAAAATACGTTCTCGTGTTTTGTGTGTTTTTGTGTAAAAAATTGATCGATTTTGATGTATTTTTGAGAACAATTATATAAAATCAAAATGTCTAAGTGCTCTGGTTGCTCTCCTTCATATAATTTTTGTCAATACGCCCATATGGGTATTGGTGGTTGCCAAGAATGTTATGATACTACTTATAAAAATGACTCTTTTAAGACCAGCAAATATATGGCTGGAATTAATCAATATATTAATGAATCTTTGAATGAATATTTGAAAAATATCCGTGAATCGGTATGTGTAGATTCTAATGTTGAGAACATTGAAATTGTTGTTGAAAAATGTGTTGTTGAAACCGTTGTTCCTGAATCCAATGAGTGTAGTATTTGTTATGAAACGATCGGTGAAAAAAATTGTTGTGTTACTGAATGTGGTCATAAGTTTTGTTTGAAATGTATATTGGTTGCAATGGATAGAAATAATACATGTCCTATGTGTCGTCATGTTTTGAAAGATAATAGTCGTGGTCTCGGTATTGTAACTGGTGATCGCCTACTAAATGAAGTTGATTTACAGAGCTGGATTGATTCACTTCCTGATGCTGGTGCGAACTTGGATGAAAATGAAGTGGATTATATTATTAGAACTTTTGGGAATACTGATGAAGTATTTGGTGTATTGATTGATAATAATATTATAGATTATGATAGATTATGACCATCCACTTAATGAGGAGAATGGTCTTTATTAAATAGATATATTGATTGTTGTTTGTATTTTTGTATTGTTATTGTAATTTATAAACAGCTATTTGAGAACATTAGTTTATCAATTAAAAAGATCCATTTATAAAGGGTTTTTTTACTATAAATAATACATGTTTGATATTTCTCTACCAATGTCCTCACCAATGTCCTCACCAATGTCCTAGACAATGTCCTCACCAATGTCCTCACCAATGTCCTCACCAATGTCCTCACCAATGTCCTCACCAATGTCCTAGACAATGTCCTCACCAATGTCCTCACCAATGTCCTCACCAATGTCCTCACCAATGTCCTCACCAATGTCCTAGACAATGTCCTAGACAATGTCCTGTCATATTGTCCTGGCGAATCGCCCCAGGCAACCCTCCCTTACGCCCGTTCACCCCCTCGTAGCCGAGAACCTTACCAAGATCTGTCAAAAACCCTAATATATAGATATCGAGAAATGAGTGACATATCGAGAAATGAGTGGGATATCGAGAAATGAGTAGGATATCGAGATACCGTATATATAGTGTTCAAACATTCAAAAACTTGTTATCGAAAACACGTGTTTTTTTTGTAAAAAATTGAATAGTTTTTTTATATTAAAATAAAAAATATACAACAACATGACTACTAATATGAATACTAACACTAACGTTCCAGATACTAAACCACTAACACGCAAACAAAAAAAGTGGCGAAGATATAGACAATATTTAAAAAAGAAGAAATTAGAAAAACAACTAGAAGATTATTTTGACGATTTCTATGAAGATCTTTTCTATGATGATAATGGATTATCTAGATTATGTGGACAAATCTATGCTGAAAGAAATAGCGAAACCCATAAACAAAAATTATATGATGAACTAGATAAATTTATCTCAGAAAACGAACCAGCAGAGAACATAAGACAGTTCGATATTTCAGATAGAGATTACTGTGACGGTAAAAAAATGTATAACAAAATGAAGAATGATCCTAACCCGAAATATGAAATATTCGGGTCGACTGGTGGTTGTTATACTTGTTTCGGCTTATATAAATCAAAAGAACAAAATATGTATATATTTAAGGTTGTTCAAACCGATACCGATTATGTAAAATATTATGTAAAAATAGAAAATGAAAATTTATTTGATTAATAAAAATGTATATATTGAGAACTTTTTGTAGAATTATTTAAAAAATTATAAAAACAAAGAAAAAAAGTCGGGTCGATTTTTTTTTTGGGACATTTTAAAAATGTCCATTTTTCAAAACCCTCGATCGACTTTTTAAAAAATGTTGAAAAAATGCATTTTACTCGATGATGCAGTGAAAATGGAAAAATGTTGGAAAAACTTGGCTGCATAATTTTTTACATATTTTATGTGAAATGATTTAGAAAGAATTTTGTCATCCTATATTAGGATGACAGAGGATGACAAAATTCCTTCCAAAACTTTCCAATGTTTTTGTTGTGAAAAATGCAACTTTACAACGAGCAGACTTAGTCAATACAATGCTCATTTAATAACTGCTAAACATAAACGGATTACAAATGATGACAAATTCTTTCCAGAACCTTCCGCTCATGAATGCGTTTGTGGAAAAAAATATATACATAGACAAGGATTATATAAACATAAAAAAAAATGTTCTCAATTATGTGAAAATACTATTGTCGAGAACTTTACCAAGGTCGAACCAAATATTGAAAATACCCCAGTTAAAAACACATTGACACCTGATTTGTTTATGGAAATTCTTAAAGAAAACAAAGAAATACAAAATGTTCTCATTGAACAAAACAGAGAACTACAAAATAAAATATTAGAACAAAACGCAGAACATCATAAACAACTCGTTGAATTAACAAGTAAACAAATGATCGTTAATAATACTAACAATACTAATAATACTAACAGTAACAACACCCAAAACAATCATTTCAATATACAATTCTTTTTGAATGATACATGTAAAGATGCTATCAACATAGATCAATTTATAAAAGATATTCAAATCTCGATTTCGGACTTGGAGAACGTTGGAAACCAAGGCTATGTCCAAG